AAGAGCCAAGCAACATAGATAACCCTGAAGCTGTTCTTCCAGTGCCGGTTACTCCTGTTTGTCCGTGCATAATGCTTGGTATACCTGTTTCTTCATCTGCAAGTTGCCTTGCCTTATCATACATTTGTATATTTTCACCAGCTGTACTAGGAAACTTTATACCATTTATTGCAGTTCCCGTAACCCCAGACTGTCTTCTAAATACTTTTCCGGGAAAAATGTCATAGTTTTGCCCGGGTACAAGAGAAGTTTCATCTACATCAAATACAAGGTTGCCAGCTAATGCCAAGTTATCTATAGCCATACGTACGTGGCCATTCATAAGCATCTGTGCATCTTCCATGTTTTCCGGTATGCCTACACCCCAAATTTGGTATGGGCTCAGTTCATATGGAAATGCATAGTAAGGCATTCTTTCTGGAGTAAATGGATTGCCACAGGCTCGCAATATTTGTCCGCCAGAAATCCATATGTTTACTTGTATTTGGTCAAGTGGGTCTAACTCTTCTGCCCCTTCAATACCTATTTGTTGAGCAAAAGAAGCATCAAGTGTTCCCCAATATTCTAATATTTCGTAGCGTTCTTGATCGGCATAGGGTTGGTTTTGATCATCACGAATTGTGTCTTCAAAGTATTTTTCTTCGTAGTTTCCACCGCCAGAAATAACTTCTCGTATTGCTTCTGGATTAAACATTGGCATTTTCATAAGGTTACGAACTTGAGAACGATTCATTTTGTGACGTTGAATTACATATTCACAGTCATCCATATTTGTTGCTGAAGGATCTGGGTATACATCCCAAATACTTACTGCTTCAATGCGTGGTACAAGTTTATCTTCAGGAGCATACTGTCTTCCTTCTTCAGTATCTTCCCACCGATGGATTGTTTTATTAAAGTTAAAAGGGCCTTTTATTATTCCTGTACCAAGAAGGGTAGATTCAAATATAGCATGTCTTAAAACATTAACAGCATTAGTATCGGTAAGTTGATCATGTATAGCTTTTTCCATAGCTAAAGCAGAGGCTTTTGCAGGAGAAATTTGAGGTTCTCCCATTCTTGCTGGGCCTTCGGATACAGGAGCTTCTGGTCCAAATTTATTTACCATAGAACCTAAATAGTCTAAGTTATTATCAGCTGCTTCTGTAGCTCCGGGAGCAAAGTCCCTACCATCACCTTCAAAACCATACGGATCAAGTATATCATCTGCAGGTGTTTTTAGATGTGCAAACTCAGCAATACCTTCTGGTATTGGACTATGCTCTACAGTAAGTGGGAATTTTTTATTAGCAAATAAAATATCTACAATTTGCCCATAGGCAGCTAGTACCTTAGTCTTAGTTATCTTTATAAATACTTTAGATTTTTCTGTAGAAGTATACTGTGTAGTAGAATCATACACCCCACGAAAGTTTTTATACGCCTTTAACCAGCGTTCTTCATGCGTTTGTCTACTATCTTCAGCAGCTCTCATTCGTTCTTGTATTACGCCAATAACCCCAGAACTCTGAGACATTTCTTCTGTTAAATCTATTGGATCAGACATACTGTTCCCTCTGTATTATTGTATTATGGTGTGTATTTTGAAGCAGCCATTACTGTACCCAATGCACCTGTTTGGTTTGCAGATACGGATTTAGAGTCTTGTGTTGATTGGAATGGTCCAGCAATAGTGCCTGCGTTAGCACCCATAATGCTTCCATCTAATCCTTCACGATGTAATGAACCTTCGTTAGCTTCATTCATTGCTCCGTGTTTTAAACTTCCGTTCATGTAGCTCATCATATTATTCATAGTCGTCTCCTTTGGTTGTTGTTGTTAATAAATTTAAAACTATCCCGGCAACATTCCACTTTCAAACATTTGTCGTTCAAGTCTCTGTTCTGTGGTTTCAAATTTTCCATCTCCTATGTCTTGTGGGTTGGTTTCTATTTCTGCCTCTACGTCACCTAACATTTCTGCAGCTTCTCTTGCTTCAATCATTGCTGCTTGTTCTGCTCTGTAGTCTCTTGTTACTGTATCCATTGATTCTACTGAAGCTTCAACAGATGCATCCAATTTAGTATTAGGCATTAACATTTTACCAACTTTTACAAGTGGGTTTCTTCTACCAAGTGCCCCTACAACTGCAGGACCTGTAGCTTTTAAAGCTTTTATATATGTGTCTGGGTCCATAGCCCTTTCACCTATATCTTTATAGGTTTGTTTACTTGTGATACTTTCAATAGACTCATCAACGGTTTGACTTATGTCACCAACAGCTTCTCTTAACATATCTCCGCCTTTTTTCTTAGCCCAACCAAACATGTCCATAGCTTCTTTTTCTTTGTTGGTTAGTTTTACTGGCTTTTCTGGGGGAATTATTTTACCATCTTCTTCTATAACATATCCTTTAGCTTCTAATTCTGCTTCTCCTGCGTCTATCTCTAAAGCATTATTTATTTCTGCCATACGTTGTTGTTGTACGTTTAGTCTGCCAGATTGTTCTATTTCTGCACGTGTTTGCACTTCAATTTTTTTAACTGTAATTTTTTCAACATCACTAGGTTGTTGGGTTACAATGTCTGCTTTTATAGTGTTAGAATACGTGTGTCCAAAATTTTGTGGAACTGTAATGTTTAATTTAGCTGCTAATATGTTAGACCGTAATTCACCTTTATCATTTACAGCATCTATAGATTCTGCTAAAAATTGTTCCATTAACATAGGGAGTTTATTATCTGCGGCACTTACTGTCCCCCCTTTTATTTTAGCATAATGGCCATCCATAACTTGACCAATAGTTGCATCTAAATCATCTAAATTCATTTTTGCTTTTACATTGTGGCCTAACATTTTATCAGCTAAAAGTCTTAATCTTTTTTGTTCTGCTGGGTCAGTTTCTCGGTTAGCAATTTCATTAATAGATATAGAGGCAAATATTCTTCGTAAATCAGTATACCCAGTAGGTTTTCTTCCTAATTTGTCTACAATTTCTTCTGGGTAGTTTGTTATACTCCCAGTATTATGTACAACTTTGTTTAACTCGTCTGCTAAATCTTTTGGTCGTAAATCTGGAAATAGGTCATCTCTACCTCCAGATGCAATAAATTGTTGATCTAGAACGTGTTTTAACAGAGGCCCAACTTTAATAGTAGGAGGAAGTCGTTTTCTTCCACCAATTTCTTTTATACTTGGTAAATCAGTAGGATTATGAATAGTGCCTGTTTTAGGATCGTACCAAGGTCTTATTTTACCTTTAAATTTAGTTGCTGCTATTTCATTTGTTTTCATATTTAAAAGGGCCTCACCTCTTTGCCCAAATAAAGCTGCAATAGCTGCTCGTTTTAAACTAGGATCTTCTATATTTGCTATACCTTTAAGCACTGTATTCATAACAGGTTTACCGTCTATTTCTCCTAGTATACGGGTGCCTGTACCTGCTGATTCTACAAATATGTCTCCCGCAAGTAGTCTCTCATTAATACCACCTACTTTTCTAAAAGGTTTTATATGGTTATCTTCTAACCAACCAATATTTGGTATTTTTAGCTGTTTTAACTCTGCTGTGTTATCCATAATTTCATTTATAGATGAGCCAAATTGTTGATTGCTAAATTTTGATTTATTAAAAAAGCTTTTAAATTTAACAACTATATCCTCATAGCCTTCTATAGTTCTTAATGCTTCTCCTGTTCCTTTACTAGCATCAGAAAAGACAGAATATAGTTTTTTAATTTTAGCAATATCTTCTGGTGGAAAAGCTTTAAAAGAAGTCATTGGGTCTTTGATAATACCTTGAGTATATAATCTACTGGTTATAGAGTCACCGGCAGTAAGTATACCTGCTTTAGCTTTATCTTGTAATTCTTTTACAGTTATAATTTCTCCATTAGTAACTACAGCATCATATAATGCTCTATACCCTCTGAGAGCATCTTTCTCATCGGTTTCTAAAATTATAGGTACATATTTTTTTATTTCAGCCATTAGTATCCAAATACCTCATTTTGTGGGACATACCGTTGTGTTTGTCTGCTAGAGTAATACGGTGTGCTTGCATTGTGTAAAGATCGCACCATCATCATATATCGTAACGCATCGTATGCGTGATCGTCTGCTTTTGTGTCTACATCTTCTGGGTTG